TTTTTACGCGGTTTGGTGGCGGTAACGGACGCGGACATCGTGTCCGGTTGTTCAAAAACCCAGGTTTTTACGCGGTCCGTTTTCAATTCCGGGCGCGCGTTTCTCGCAAACCCAGTGTTTTACGCGGCCAAATGGTCGTCGTAAAAACCGCGTTTCGGCTCGGCCGGCTTGTCCTTATATCAACTGGCCTTTGTGCGCTTAATGGTGGAAATTGCGGCGTTGGCGTGGATTTTACGGCCTCGGTCGGTCTATCTTTCCGTGATGGCCAAAGACCGATTACAAGCCGCGCAACTGGAATATTTGGACAACGCGGATTATTCGTCCGCCGGATCCGTTGCGAAGGCGCAAGTTTTCGAGGTTGCTTGTCGCAAGTTGCTTTTGCTCCAACACAGCGAAGCAAGCCAAGGCGGCCAGGCCGGCGCGATGCAGAAAATCGACACAAGCCTGATACAAGCCGAGCTGACGGCCGTTCAAGATTGGCTGTTGGCCAATGGTGACAGCGAAACCGTTGGCAACGTGTTTCCGGACTTCTCCAACTTCCGAGGCTAGGCCGTGATAAGCAACGCTTTTGCGAAAGTGAACGGCCATGACGCGGAATTGGCTGGCGTCAATATGGACAGCCTAGGCCAAGCGTTCGAGCATTTGGTGCAGGACTACTACGCGGCCAAGGTGGACCGCTATATGCCATCACCAAGCGGCGTCCGGACCTACGGAAGCGGCGCGGATTATCACTACCGGCTCGAATCCGAGTTTTTGCGGATCATGGAGCGTTCGCGGCTGGCGGATCGTGACAATATGGTTTGCAGTCAAGGCGTGAACCGGCTTGTTGCTAATATCTTCCAGGGCGGCTTCCGGTTGGATCCGGAAACCGGCGACCCCGAAGTGGACGCGGCGCAACGCGAGTTTTGGAACGATTGGTCCACGGATCCGGAAGCGTGCGACTACGAAGGCGAGCGAACGTTCCACGAATTCGAAACGGTTGGCTTCCGCGGCCAGGTTGTTGACGGTGACGGCGTGTTCCTTCCGACCAATCGCGGAAGCCTTCAACACTTCGAAGCACACCGGCTTCGGAATCCGTTTGCGTTCCGGAAGTTGTCGGCCTCGGATCAGGCCATGTTCGTTCACGGTATCGAGCTGGACGCGAACCGGCGGCGCGCGGCCTACTGGCTTACCGTTGATGAAGTGGAGCCGGCGGCCGCGGTCCGGCGTGAAAATAAATCGGTCCGGTTTGCTACTCGTTCGCCAAATGGCCACCGGCAAGTGTTCCACGTTTACAGCCCGAAGCGAACAAGCCAACGGCGCGGCGTGTCGGCCTTGGCGCCCGTTATGCTTCCGTTGAATTATCACGACGACTTGCAATTCGCAACGCTTGTAAAGGCGAAGGTTGCGAGCTATTACGCGATAATTCGTGAACGGGAAATCGGAGCGCCAACCGGCGGGAGTAGTCCGCAGCGTGGAGCGGAAGAAATCAGCACGCGGACCGATGGAACCACGCAACGGAACCAAAGCGGTTCGCCAGGCCAGGAAGTGACCGGCGCCCGTGGCGAGAAAATCAAAGGCTTCGCGCCTAACATTCCGAATCCGGAATTCTTCCCGCACGCCGAATTGTTGCTAACGTTCCTGGCCATAAATCTTGACTTGCCAATGATGGTGTTTTTGCTGGACGCTAGTAAGAGCAACTTTAGCGCGTGGCGTGGAGCCATCCAGCAAAGCCGGATGCGGTTGCGAGCGATGGGCCGGGAGTACGTTTGCAAGTTCCACAAGCCGTGTTACCAGTGGCAAACGCGGCGACACTTGGCGGCCTCGGCCTGGCTTCGTCGAAAGGCCAAAGCCGGCGTTGATATTTTCAAACACCGATGGATTCCGCCACGTTGGGAATACATCGAACCGAGCAAAGACGCGGCGGCGGCGGACCTTCGCTTGTCCAGCAACCAGGCGAGTTACGGCCAGATAGCTACCGAACAGGGTATGGACCTGCCGGACTTGGTGGAATCGGTCGTGGACGGCCGCGAAGCGTTTGTCCTTCGCGCGATCGAATCAGCGGAAAAGATAAACGCCAACCTTCCGGCCGGCTCGGCCGAACGCGTGAGTTGGCGCGAATTGGCCTACGGCCACAAGTCAAACGTTGACCTTACCGCGGCCGTTGTGGCCGGTGACAACAACCAGCAAGGCGGGACCGATGAAGGTTGATAGTTTCGAGCTAACGCAACTGGCGGAAGACGGAAAGCATTTGGCTTTGGATATCTTCGGCCGAATCGGTGACGTTTGGGGCGTTACGGGTGAGCTTATCGCGTATCAACTCGGAAACTACCCAAATGCCGAGCTTATTACGCTTCGAATTTCAAGCCGCGGCGGCAACGCGCGAGACGCTACGGAAATTTACAACTTATTGGCCAGCCATCCGGCGAGAGTTGAAGCGGACGTCATCGGCATAGCTATGTCGGCGGCAACGCATGTTTTGATGGCCGCGGACGTTCGACGCGCGGCGTCAAACGCAATTTTGATGGTTCATCGAACGCACCTAACGTTGGACGAGCCGACAACGGCGGCAGACGCGCGGGAAATGTTCGAAATGGTGGACAAAGTGGACGCGGCCTTGGTCGAAGTCTACGCAAGCCGAACAGGACTAACAGCGGAACGCGTCGGGGAGTTGCTTGACGCGGAAACGTATATGACACCTACCGAAGCCAAAGAGCTTGGCTTCATTGACGAGGTAACGCCAGCCAAAACAGCGGCCGTTGGCGTTCACAACCTGGCCGAGTTCATTAACGAACTACCTACGGCCTTACAAAGCCTGGCCGCTACTTGGCAACCTTCAAAGAAAGGCGAAACCACGATGGCCGACAAGACTTTCAAAGAGACGTTGAACGAGCTGCGCGAAGTTTGCACCGGCGCGGATGATTCGTTCCTGATGGAACAAATGGAAGCCGAAGCCACGCCACTTGACGCGGCGAAGGCTTGGAACGCGGCGCAAGCCAAACGGCTTGAACAATCCGAGAAGGACAAGGCCGAAGCCGTCCAAGCCGCCAAAGACGAAGCCGAAAAGGCCGCGCAGGCGGAAGCGGAAGCGAAGGAAGCCGAGCAAGCGGCGGCCGGTGATGGCCTCGGCGTGGATCCGTTGCAAAGCGGCAAAGCGCCGGTTGCAGGAAGCGGCGACTTCGAAGCGAAGGTGGCCGAGTTGACGAACGCCGGAACCGATCGAATTACGGCCGTTCGCCAAACGGCGCAACGTTATCCGGAATTGCACCAAGCGTTCCTGCTCGGCGGAAACAAAGGCCGCCAGGCAACGCGTTTGTTGCAGGAAAAATACGACGTTGAAGTGACCAGCTAAACACGTCGAACCGCGGCCAGCCAAAACGAAGCGGAAACCGTTCCAGACTCACAATTCACCTTTTAGGAATTCAAGCTATGTCTTCAATCGTTAACACCGGAGCTATTACGCTTCCGAAGGCTTCCGCGTTCACGGCCGCGCGTTTTCTTCGTGTCAAACTGGCGGCCGGCGTGTTGGCTTTGGCGGCCAAGACGGACACGGACGAACTAGGCGTTTTGGAAGACGCGGCGTTGAACGGTGACACGTTCGCCACCGTTTCGCCAACGAACGTTGGAACCGTTCGCAAGTTTGTTGCGGGCGCGGCCATCGCGCAACACGCCAAAGTCTATCCGGCGGCGGCCGGAAAAGTGGACAGCGTGGCCACCACGGCCGGCCGAGCTTATGGCATTGCCAAGGAAGCGGTCAGCGGCGACGGTTCGCACGTTGAAGTGATCATGTTCCAACCGCGGACGGTCGGAACCTAAGCGGTAGAAACGGCAAGCGCCGTTTGTGTTTGGCCTTTCCTGTTTCTAATTGGAGTTAAAAACAATGGCTTCTCCTTCAGTTGCAATTCAGCGGATGGACCTTTCCATCACGTACAACGAATTCAGCCTAGCCGCCAACCGGCGCGGCTTCGTTGGTATGTCGGTTTATCCGATGCTCGGCGTGGCCGAGGAAGCGGCGAGTTTTTCACGCGTTAACGTGGAAAGCCTGCTGAAGAAAACCGAAGACACCACGCGAAGGCCGAAAGGAACCTACGCGCGGGATTCGTTCGATTGGTTGACCGATACATATGACGTTCAAGAGCATGGCGTCGAAGAAGTGGTCGACGATGCAACGATCGAGCGATATGGCGACTTGATCCGCGCGGAAGCAATCCACACGGACCGCGCTATCAATCGCGTGTTGCAAAAGCTGGAATCGGACATCGCAACCGCGGCGTTCAACACAGCAACATACGCCAACACAGCGGTTGCGGCTGGCGCGTGGACCGTTCACGCGACTTCAACGCCACGCGCGGACATCCTGGCGGCTGTCCAGGCGGTTGAGGAACAGTGCGGCCAATCGCCAAACACCGTGGTTCTGACGAAGAAAGCGCTTCGCAACTTGAAGCAATGCGCCGAAATCGTGGACCTGATTAAGTATTGGGGCGGCGACGACCCGAAGATGGGCGGCGGCGGCCTGGCCATCCTGGCCGAGTTGTTCGAAGTGGACCGCGTGATCGTTGCCAACGCTTACGGCAACACAGCGGACAGCGGCCAATCGGCGGCGTTTTCCCACATTTGGGACAATACCAAATGCTTGGTTTGCCGCGTTATGGACGATGGCATGCAGGGCGACTTGGAAGCGCCCGAAGCGCACGTTGGCCGCACGATTTTCAGCACCAAGAATTCCGAACCGCTACCGGGCGCGGAAGGCGACGGCTCGGAAAGCCTGATTGTTGAAGAATACCGCGAAGAAGCGCGGCGCGGTGGCGTTGTTCGAGCCAGGAACAAGCGGCAAGTGAAAGACTTGCACGCGGAAGCCGGCCACATCATCACAGGCGTAACTGCCTAGGCTCAAACCGCCAGGCGGCGTTGTACCTCGGCCGGCTGGCTGTTTGTCGCGCGGCGTGTCGCAATTGTTCACGTTGCGGCGCGCCGTTTTTTTATATCTTTGCGAGGCTTCCAACGTGTCCGTTTTTGATGACCAATTTGCCGGTTCACAAGCCGCGTTACATCGGCTGGCCGGCTCGGAAGTTGTCTACGTTCCGAATCCGGAAGGCGTCGGCAAGGATAGCAACGCGGTTGCGATCGAACACGCGATCGTCGGGGAAGAAAAACGAGCCGAGGAACCGGCGGACTTTGCGCCACACGGCTTGCGAGTTGTCCGGCGGCGGCAAGTTTCGGCAATTGTCGATCGCAACCGGCCTGGCTTTTGTGGCGTTGAAGTGTTCGACGACACCGGAACGGTTGAAATTGGCGAATTGGTCTATTCGATCGAAACACTTGCGGAAGTTGAACGCGGAAGCGTTGTTTTTCACCTAGTCCGAACGGACCAAAAAACGCGAACGCGGAAAGGTTTTGAGAAATGACCAGGCCGGAACCGCAAGGACCGATAAGTGAACCTATGGCCAAGCTACGTTTGGCCTTGGCGGCTTCCGCGGCCTTCCAGACGTTTTCGAAACAACTGGACAGCGTGTCCGCGCAGAAGCGGATCCACAGCGAAGACCTACCGTTGCCACTTACAAGCGAGGGATTGATAAGCGCGGAAAGCCTGGCGGAAATCCGGCCGTTCGCACAGCTGGAAATTCCGGACGGCGGCCTGTTTTTGACCCGCAATTCCGAATCGCCAGGAATCCAAGGCTTCGATTTAGGCGTTACGGTCCATTGTACGTTGGAGCAAAACCTGCCGGACTATCA